CGTGCCAAAGTAGATTACGGCTTCGCAGGTGATATAAAAGACTCTATTACAGCTTTGTTGCCTAAGCTAAGCGCACGCACCGATGATAGCTTCCTAAAAGATATTCACAAAGAGTATTTAGAACTCGAAAAATCATTGGAAGACTACACCAAAAAGAAGACCGAAGAAAACCAAATAGACCCCGAATATGCCGCTAAATTATTAGATAAATATGCCGCTCAAGACGCTATTTTCACCGTTGATACAGGTATGAATGTAGTATGGGCAGCACGCTTTATAAAAGGAACAGGCAAACGCTACCTCACAGGCTCATTCAATCACGGTTCTATGGCAAACGCCCTTCCAATGGCTATAGGGGCAGCAGCCTCAGCTAAGGGCAGACAAGTAGTAGCTATGTGCGGAGATGGTGGTCTCTCTATGCTTTTAGGCGATTTAGCAACCCTAATGCAGTACCAGTACCCCGTAAAAATATTCGTCTTCAACAACCGTTCGCTTGCAATGGTGAAACTCGAAATGGAAGTATCAGGCTACCTCGATTGGCAAACCAATATGGTAAACCCACCTTTTGATAAGCTTGCCGAGCTGATGAACATCAAAGGCTATGAAGTACGCAAAACCGAAGACCTTGAAGCTACTGTAAAAGCCGCTTTTGAGCACGATGGACCTACCTTGGTGAACATCTACACCAATCGCGACACCTTAGCAATGCCACCACACATTACCTTTGAGCAAATGAAAGGCTTTGCTACCAATATCATCAAAAAGATAGGTCAAGGTGATTTTTCAGAAGCTAAAGACAGCATCACTAATAGTATGAAACACATCAAAGACGTATTTTAGTAAAATGCCAAAATAGCAGTACACACTTGTACGGAGTATGCACTTTGGCAAAGGTTATGGGAATCGTTCCACAACCTTTGCCAAAGTTTTTTTTTACCAGTCACATCAGCCTTATAACTACCGAACCTTCAGCGAAGGATGAGCGAAGGATAAGCGAAGGATAAGCGAAGGAAAGTCGGCGAGCTGGCGCAGCCGAGTATGTGAAGCCCGTGCGGCTTGTACCAATAACAAGAGCCTGCCCATAACTTTTTTATCAAACAAAATTAATTATTAATCATTGATATTTAAACATTATTTACTACTTTTGCCCTCAAAATAAAGCTTATGAACATCAACAATCATTTAGGCTCTCTATACACCAAAATAGATAACCAATTAGCAATTATTACTTTTGGGCATCCTAATGCAAACTCTTTTCCTTCAGAACTCTTAAAACGTTTAGCTAAAGAAATAGATACACTTTCCCAAAACGAAGCAGTAAGCATCATCTTGTTGCAGAGCGAAGGCGAAAGAGCCTTCTGTGCAGGAGCCTCCTTCGATGAGCTTTTAGCTATAACCAATGAAACTGAAGGCACCTCTTTTTTTGAAGGGTTTGCCCATCTTTTTTTAGCTATGCGCCGTTGTAAAAAACTTATTATTGGGCGAGTGCAAGGGAAGGCTGTAGGGGGAGGTGTAGGCTTAGTGGCAGCCTTAGATTACGTATTTGCTACCGAAAGTGCGAGTATTAAGCTATCAGAACTTTCATTAGGGATAGGTCCCTTTGTAATAGCTCCTGTAATTTTGCGAAAAGCAGGACAGGCAGCTCTTAACGAGCTATTTATGGCGCCCAATCAATGGAAAAATGCCTATTGGGCACAGCAAAAAGGATTATTTGCCCGTGTATTTGAAAATGTAAAAGATATGGATAAAGAGATTGATGATTTTATAGCAACTTTATTGAAATCAAATCCTTTGGCACTATCACAAATGAAGCGCATTACTTGGCAACATACAGACCATTGGGAAAAAGAATTGTTAGACAATGCAGCTATTTCCGGTAAATTAGTGCTATCTGAACAAACACGATTAATGTTAGAAAAATTAAAGAATAAATGAAAACTGAAGAAACTGTATTAGAAATTGACCTTAACGCTTTAGAGAGAAACGTACAGTATTTGAAAAGTAAGCTAAAACCCACTACTTGGTTTTTGGCAGTAGTAAAAGCCTCATCATACGGCAATGAAGCTACCCAAATAGCTGCGTATATAGAGAAAAAAAAGTTGGCTAACTATTTTGCAGTAGCCTATACTTCCGAAGGTATTGCACTGCGCAAATGCGGTATCAGCTTGCCTATCATAGTACTACACCCACAAAGTGTTAACTTTGATGATATTATAAAATACCAATTAGAACCTACCCTTTATTCACTTAGGACTACACATTTGTTTTTAGAATATGCTCAAAAGCACCAATTAACTCACTATCCTGTGCATCTTAAATGCAATACAGGGCTTAACCGCTTAGGCTTTGATTTCAATCAAATAGATGAAGTACTTAGTTTGTTAAAAAACAACACTACTGTAAAGGTAAAAACAGCTTATTCGCATTTGGCAGCCTCAGAAGATATGAATGAGCGAGAGTTTACCAAAAACCAGATACAGTGTTTTATCGCTTTTCAAGAAAAGATAAACCAAACTTTTGCACATAAAGTGATTTACCACCAATGCAATACTTCAGGGATACTCAATTATCCTGAAGCACAGTTTGATATGGTGCGCAGTGGTATAGGAATGTATGGTTTTGCAAATGATGCAGCATTGCAACCTAATTTAACCCCTATTATGGCTTTGAAGAGTGTTATTTCGCAAATTCATACACTGCAAGTAGGTGATAGTTTAGGGTATAACCGAGGTTATATAGCCAGTCATATTACTAAAACAGCAACTATACCTGTAGGCCATGCCGATGGAATTAACCGAATTTACGGCAAAGGAAAAGGTTTTGTATTTATACACGGAAAAAAAGCCCCTATTCTGGGAAATGTATGTATGGATATGATTTTGGTAGACGTCACCCACATAAATTGTGAGGAAGGAGATGAGGTAATAATATTTGACAAGGAGCATACAGCAGAGACTTTAGCAGAATCAGCAGGGACAATATCATACGAATTGATGACCTCTATGGCGCACAGAATCAAGCGTTTATATGTAGAATGATAAAAAATATCAAAAAAAGTTGCAAAAAAGCTTGTCATATCAAAAAAAGTTTGTACTTTTGCACCCAGAAAATCGCGGGATAGAGCAGTAGGTAGCTCGTCGGGCTCATAACCCGAAGGTCACTGGTTCGAGTCCAGTTCCCGCTACAAAATTTAGATAGCTGAAAAAGAGTGGTTTATATGCATAAATCACTCTTTTTTTATGTCTGAATTTAGTGAAAAACTTAAAAACGCATACGCTAACGCATACGGAAACGCATACGATATGAAAAACAAAGGTCTCTATACAAAACCTCGGATATACGACGCTGATGGTGATATTACAAAGCGTTGGTACGTGTACTTCTCATATCTTAATCCTAAAACTAACAAAATGGAGCGACAAACACCGCTCTATTATGGTATCAACCGATTACAAGACGCCACCGAACGCCGCGCAGCTGCTAAACAATTGCGCGATATGGTAGAGGATGTGCTGAAAAATGGGTATAGTCCGTATGAAGAGGGGTATACCGAAGAGAAGGTAATAACCATAGAAAAAGCCCTTGAATTTGGTTTGGAAAACGCTCAGGCTACAATGAAAGAAACTTCTTTTAAAGACTACAAGTACCGACTGCTAAATTTCCAAAAATGGCTGTATGAAAACGGATTTAAAGGACGCATCTTCTCTGTGATTACTAAACGGACAGTCCTTAACTTCCTCAATAGCGTACTACAACGTACCAGCCCCAAAAACCGCAATAACTTTCGGGCAAGCCTTTCTATATTATTCACCTTCTTGGAAGAAAACGAATACATCACTGATAATTTTGTGAGCAAAATACCTGTGCTAAAAGCTAAGCCCGAACGCAATAAAACCTATACCCAAGCGCAAGAAGAAGAGTTATTTAAATACCTTGAAACTCACGACAAGCAGCTGCTGCTGATGATTAAATTTGTAAGTTATAACTTCCTACGCCCTATCGAGGTATGCCGTTTGCGTGTAAAAGATATTAATTTTGAGGAGCGCCAGCTGGTAGTAGATGCTAAAAACCAATTACAAAAAACTAAAATCATTCCTGAACTTCTTTTTAAGGAAATAGCTCACATTAAAGGGGCAAATCCTGATTATTATCTATTTGCCCCTCAAGGCGTGGGAAGTTGGGACACTACTGAAATGAACAAACGCGATTACTGGAGTAAGCGGTTTAAAAAGGTGAAAGAAGTATTTGGTATGGGTAGCGAATACGGCATTTACTCATTCCGACATACCTTTATTACCAAGCTGTATCGTGAATTGCGCAAAACGCTTACCCCTTACGAAACTAAGAGTCAGCTAATGCTTATCACTGGGCATACTACCTTTACCGCCCTCGATAAGTACCTGCGCGACATTGATGCTGAGCTGCCTGCTGATTACTCAGCTCTTATTCTCCAAGCCTCGCGCTAAGTAGGTTACTATTTCCTCGCCGCGTGCCTGGCTAATAGCGGTGGCAAGGTATTCTAATACTTGGCTATCATTAACCACTTTATCGATAAAAGGCTGTTCTTTTTGTCCCTTGCGATATAGGTGTGCCTCTACGCGGTACTTCGTTTCTCTTGGCTTGTGGCGCGTACGCTGGTGTGATTTGCGCAACCTACCGATCTCGATACCATAATGCAGCACAAAGCCGTGTCGGTGCATTTTTATTTTTAAGCCTCTGAGATACTTTTGCTGATAGCCTTCTTTACGATTAGAATCGGGTAAAACGGGCTCTGCTGTAGCGTTTCTTAAGGCGTTATCATCGTTGCGAATGTGCCTACTAAATCTGCTGGTCTCATTTCTGAGCGCACTTTGTAGCATTGCTGCTGCCTTATAGCCTATTTCTTCTTCATTCATAATTATTTACAGCCTACGGGTACTGTCCAATCTTCTTGTTTAACTATCAAAGGTGTGGGGGTTTTAAAATGTACTTCTACATCTACGCCAAAAAAGTGTGCTTGAGGGTCCTCCACTGGGTAGATTTTGGTTAAATCTTTTTCAAAGGAATTGAAAAGGAAATGCCCTTTTTGGTGATTGTCCCAACGAATGCGCGCCAAACACTGTAAGGCAATGGCTTCTGCTTTACTTATAAGCTCCTGTTGCGCCTCGAAATTGTCGTGAGGGGCGTTGGCATAGATGATTGAGAAGGTTATTTTGCGCCTGCCCATAGTGTTTAGTTCGCCTCCGTCTAAGCCTAATTCGTAATCGTAAATAGCTAAAAAAGGCGAGGCTATGCCATTGAAAGAGCGTTCTTTTTCGGCAATCTCGCGAGAGAAATAGCCCACTTTATCCTTGATATGGATATTTTGGTCTGCTAAATTGGAAAAGTATTTTTTTAATTGGAGATACATTTTTTAGGAGTTTTCGGCAAAGGTAATAGATAGAATAAAAATGAGAAAGGACAAAAAAAGCCCCCGCAGGGGCTTCTTCATTGCCAAAGCAAAAAGATGTAGGAGTTATAAAAAACCGTTGTAATCCTCGTAAAATTCGTCTATCTGCTCCTTTTCGCGCAGTACGATGAACGAGAGGGAAAGCATATACGAAAGCACATCGCGTATGGTTGCTTTTTCATCGGCACTATTGATAATGGTAGGGTCTTCGGTGGTGCGGATAATAGCAAAAATTTCTTCTTGCTTTTCTTTCAAATTATCGAAATAATAGGTAACGTTATGTGTCCATTCTGATAGTTTGAAGCCTAATTCTTGGCTTAAAGGGCGAGGAGTTTTGTTAGTTGCTTTCATAGTTTTATTTGTTTAGGTGTTTGTTGATGATTAAGCCGTTGATAGCTTCGGTAAGGGTGGGAGCAGCGCTCTCTACCTTTTTGCCGAAGAAAGTGAAGTGCAAGTACCATACGCCTTTGCTGAAACGTATGCGTAAGGAGCCGCCCGCGTCTTTGGCTAATACCATAAGGTCTGGCTGAGGGTTTTCGGTGGGTTTGATTTTCTTGAACGCTTTTTTGGAGAGGTTTTTAAGCGTTTCCTCTTGCCAGCGTTGTTTAACGATTTCGCGGAAGCGTTTGCGCGCTGCTTTTTGGCGTTCGCGCTCTTCTGTGGTTAATTCTTGTGTGAACATAAGATATAAAAATTAAAAAATCCGTGAGTGGGGGCTGTTCACACAAGTGCTGGAAAGCAGATTGCTGTATAGCATTACGGCTATACCACCCCTTCACGGATTATATTGTAAATAAAATGATGGATTTGCTGGATTTTACGCCAACACCTATGTGAACGCTGCAAAGGTACGCAAAAAAAAATAACCTGCAAGGAAATTGCAGATTATTTTTTGAATATTTTTGTAATGTATTGAAAAATAGAGGTTATTCCTTTACTTTTTTTAGGAAAGCTGTTACAATAGAGATGATAATACCGCCAGCAAAGACAGTTCCCACTACTATTTGTCCTATATAAATAAGAAAAGCTGAAAAAGCCATACCAGCCAGCACAATAATAAACGAAAAAGTAATGCCCATTTTGCTTATTTGTCGGCTACCTCTTTCTTTTTTTTCGACTATTTCTAATTTTTTTTGGAAGGCTTGATGTCTAAAATTTTGTTCTTTTTCGGCTGTGTTTTTCAGCCATTCCAAAATATGATTGTCTAATTTATAGAGTTTTTCAATTTCGGAAGCATCAGGCAAAAGACTGTCGTCAAAGGCTCTTTCTACTACATATCCTTGCCCTCGTTGGCTTTCTACTACTTCGTGTTTTTCTCGTCTTTTTGCCATTCTTCTTTGTATTTTTTAAGGCTTTTCTTTAAATCATTGGCAACTAAATTGCGGTCATTATACAGCATTGCGCGGTCAGTAGCATTAGTAGGAATTTCTAAATCAAACACCTCTTGGGATATTTCTATATAACTCTCGGAAGTGCGTACTAAGCTTTGAGTATTCCCACTAATAGTGTCTAAAAAAATATTAATAAATCTCATAATGCTATTCTTTTGAGTGCAAAGATATAAATAATATTTTACCCCCGCAAATTTAAGGGTTAATTTTGATTATCAAAATAGAGACACATTTGCTAAACAGCATACGTGTCTCTGTCTTTTTTTGGGGCTAATTGACGATAGTTTGTTGTCCGTTGGGGTTTTTGTCGAGAGTGGTGAGGTTGATGTTGGGGAAGTTGCCGTATAGGGTGCTGTCCCAGTTGTTCCAATCGCGGATACGCTCGAACACTTCGAGGGTGCGCAATCGCTTTATAGGCATACGGGTGGAAAGAATGGTGTACGCCTCGCGCTTGTCGCTACCACTGCCACTTAGGTTTTTGCCCCCTGGTATGCCTGCCCCCAACAGACAAGGGTCTACCCCCATAGGGAAGAGTATTTCGGAATTGCCAGCACTGGCATCGGGCAAGAAGTTGCCGTCTTTAATCTTGTCATCTATAGGGATTACCTCTATACCTTTGATAAGATTGTTGTTACTATCGCGGAAGAAAGGCGAGACGAACGAACGCCCTGCTGCTTTGTTACCGCTCATATGCTCATCGATTGCCTTAATGGTTTCTTGGCGAGCGGCTTCGCGTTTTTCTTGTGGCATTTCCTGCCATTCCTCGCGCCCGAACTTGTGAAGGAAGAAATCATCGGCGATGTATATCACGTATTTTAGGTTCAACTGGTTTTCGAACATATACTTTTTGAACGAGGGCACGGAAAGCACTACATCCACCCAACCGTTGTAGAAGGAACTATGCCATTTTACCTTGGGGTAATTCTTCTCGGTAGTAAGCGTGCGCATTACAGGCACGATAAATTTGGTGATTTTCTTTTCCTTGCAATAGGCTTTGAGGGTTTCTACATTGTGAATATCAGAGAAAAAGGGTACTTCTACGGTTAGTTCCTCGTTGAGGGTATCGCCCCAAGTGGTATTGATATAGACTTTATCGACAAAGCCTTTTTTGTTGGGCACGCCCAAGCGACAATGGGGGGCTTGCTGGCGTTTTACAGATACGATTTTGTCGAAATTGGGTGCGAGTAGGTATTCGACAAAGGCAATGCCGTAGGTTTCAAAGTCCTCGATAATCTCTGCCATTGTTACATCCCAACGGCAGGTTTTGAAGAAGCTATCAATATCGGGGAAAGCCGAGCGGAGGCGTTCGCGCGTGGTTACGCCTTCTTCGGTTTCTACATCTTGGTAAAGGCGGAAGCCCAAACCATAGTGAGCGGAGATGAGTACCTCCAATCCTCCAATAGCCGCTCCTGTTTTGTTAAGTTTTTTGGTAAACTCTTGCGGGTATAGGTTGCTGTCGCCCCAAGAGGCATACTTATCGGTGTCGCTTGAATCTTTTTGGGTTTTGGGGGTGGAAAGGCTTTGCTTGTCGGAGCCGAAAATAACAGCCGCTTTGGACGAATTGCCATTCGCCCCTACGGTAAAAACGTAAATGTCTTTGTCGATTTGTTTCATTATTTCCATTTTTCACTTTGGAAAGTGTAACCAAAGTCGTTAATAATAATTGATACCATTTGTAGTACATTCATTTGATTGCCTGCACATTTGGTTATTTCGATATACTCGCTATCGTTCCAATCGATATTGTAACAGAAGCCGTCGCGTAGCAGATAGATAGATGGATATATACACGTTTTCCACACATCTAATGAAAGAATACGGTTAGCATTTTCTTTACTGAAAAATATACTCCCTTGATATTCTTCATTGGCTGTTCTTTTCATTATATTTTCAGGAGGTTTGTATCCTTCAGGAAAAAACTTTGTAAAATAGTATACAGGTTTTCCGTAGTTATCGGATAAATCTTTTTTGGTTACTATATTCATTTGCAAATTTGCTAATTAATAGATTACTTCTTTTCCGTTGAAGGCGATGATAAAGAGGATACAAATTTTCTTTATGGTGCCGTCGCTGAGTTTGAGATTACGGGTTTTGTTTTGCCAGTGGTTAGGGTTCTTTTCAAATTCTTGTTTGTGGCGGGGTTGCTGCATAAGGGTTGCGCCCGTATAAGTACAGAGCTTGCCACCAAAGCTGTTTTGCTTGTTGTAGGTGCGTACGGTTATGGTAAAGGGAATGGGCTTTTTGCGCTGGTCGAGTTTTCTCATTTCAGCCAGTACGTCCTTTAAAAAAACTTTGTCCATAAGTGTTAGGATTTATTGGGCAAAGGTAATAGGTAGGGATATATTGGGAAAGGACAGGCTTTTTTATCATTATAGAAAAATTAAGCAGCTGATTGTCAGCAGGTATGAGTGGCGGGGTTATCAGCTTGTATTCATTGAACGGATATGAACCCCCTGCCGCCTTAGTGATTTTTACAATTTGAATTTACAAAAATGGGGTGATATATGGTGAGGCAGGACACCAGGGACGAAAAAGGGGCGCACTCATCACCGAGTGCGCCCCTGTGAAAGCGATTCAGAAAAAGAATAAGTTGTATTAATTAAACAAACTGAACGCTTTGTAAATCTTGTGAAAGCTGATGAATTTTGTTTTGTATTTTAAGTGAAGTTTGCTTGCTGGGCTTGCGATAGCCTTGTACATACTGACTTAATTGGGCTTGGTTTACCCCTGTAAGGCGTTCTAACCCTGCATAAGTGAATAGCTTAGAATAATACTGTAAGAAAGAAGGTAAGTCGTATAAAAACTCAAACTCTGCTTCTACAAATGGTTTGCCTTGCTGCTCGTGTAGGGCTTTCATATCGCGATAGGTGATACGAAAATCTTCAAGGGCTTCGGCAACAGTATCTCCCTCGCCATTGATGTCGTAGTTGAGTGTATCGTCTTCTAAATCGATATACACGCTATAAGAGCCGTCCAAAGCACGCTCTATAAAGGCTTTGATTTTGTTTGGTGCTTTATTCATATAGTTAGTTTTTGATATTTTTTTGTTTTGTAGCGGGGCTTTAAATAAGCCCCGCTGCTTTTAAGATTCTGTTTAGTGTACCTGTGGCTACTTCTTTACTCTTGTGATTGCTTGTTTTAAATTGCTTTTGAGTGATAGGGCTAAACCATAGCGGGTGTCCGTTTGCTTGTTTTCCCAAAGAGTAGCAACCTATCTCTTTTAGTTTCTTTTCTAATTCTGAATACTTCATTGTTCTGTTTGTTTTATTAATACGCTGCAAAGATAATGCTATTATTTTTAATAGCCAAATATTTCAGCAACTTTTTTTCATTTTTTTTGTATGTGGTTTATACAAAAAAAGCGCGCCCACTATTGTAGGCGCGCTTTCTAACTAAAAAACATCCCAGATGAAGTGAGTCTTAATTATAAAACTAACTATAATATTATGTGTAAAACGAATGGTACGGCAAAAGTAGGAAGTTTGTGCGGTTTGTGAAAGGATTATTACAACTAATGATTAAAAATTTACAACTAACAATCATTCAAATACTTACACCCCAAAACCCCACTTTTCCACCCCCCTACATTACCCACAGCACCACACTACTTCAATACAGCCAATAACGAACCAACATCGAACCAATAACGAACCTACACCCCGCAAACCCTTACCACACCACGCCTCGCAACACTTTTTTACCCCCATTCCTCAAAGGACAGTTTCCGAAGTTTTTTTTTTTGCAAAATTACTTGTGTGGCTCGCCCTTAAAACCCGTTGTAATCCTCGTAAAATTCCTCTATCTGCTCTTTTTCGCGCAGTACGATGAACGAGAGGGAAAGCATATACGAAAGTACATCGCGTATGGTGGCTTTTTCATCAGCACTATTGATGATAGTAGGGTCTTCGGTGGTGCGGATAATGTCAAAAATCTCTTCTTGTTTATCTTTCCAATTATCGAAATAACAGCTAACAGAGTGTGTCCAATCCGATAGTTTGATGCCGAGCTCTTGGCTCAAAGCGCGAGGGGTTTTGTTACTTGTTTTCATAGTTTTATTTGTTTAGGTGTTTGTTGATGATGAAACCGTTGATAGCTTCGGTAAGGGTGGGAGCTGCGCTCTCTACCTTTTTACCAAAGAAAGTGAAGTGCAAGTACCATACGCCTTTGCTAAAACGTATG